TGTGGATTAAATCCATAATTCATAGCCTGTCCCTGCATTGGCTGTGGCTGACCATAACCATAAGCAGCTGGGTTACCATAAGGATTCATCTGTCCCATTGGAGACATCATTCCAGTATTAGTATACATACTGTTTATAGTTCCAAATACATCATTGAATCCATTATAACTATAGTTTACAAAGTTGCTGTTGTAAATTTTATCAAAGTTGCTTGAACAATGCTTATAGATATCTGGAATCTTCTTAAACAAAGCTGTTGCCTGATATAGCTGAGCTCTAACTTCATCTGGAAGAGTTCTATCAGTAATCTTTAATAGATTCATGATATCATTCATTGTATGGAATATAGCCTCTACTTCTTCAGCAGTATATACCTTGTCAACGTTTATTATTTCACCACAAGTGTTACATACTAACTGCCCATTCTGTGTTCTACTGAAAGCTGGACTGTTTGGATGTAGTGGGTTACCCTGGTGATTACACTTAGCCTTAAGAATGTCATCCTCTGTTAAAGTAAATGTAAACTGTGGTACCTTGTGATTTGCCAACCTCTGAGCCTCCTCTGGAGTTAAAGTTGGTCTTTCCTGAATTTCTTCTTTAGGTAAAAACCCAAATGGTGTTCCTGGTGCGTTAAATCCTATCATTGTTTTTCTCCTCTCTCACTTTAAAAATCTTTTTATAAAAATATTTTTGACAACATAGTCTTAGTATTACTATGTCATCAATATAATATATAATTTAAAAATTGTTTAACAATTTAAATTCTAGGTGGATTGTATATCATATCAACTATTTTTTCAATATCATCATTATTGATGTGATTTCCAGCCATCATCTTTCTACACTCATCCTTATCTGTATAGAATGAGCCTATAGCTATAATCTTATCCATAGTTATCTTAACCAATGCCATTGTTGGTGAAGGTCCATTACTGTTTTCAAGATATATACAATCCAGTGTATTGTCTGTCTCATTTATATTTATTCTTGTAATTGGTAAATTGTGATTATATCTATCACCTGCATCGGTGATTATAAACCACTTAGCATCTGCTCCTTTATAAGTTTTAATTTCATTTACTGATTTGACGATTAATGCTTTATCCATTATATCACTCCTTCTTAAAAATATTTTGAATGCACTCGTAATGCATTAGCCAAAGCTGCTACTGCGACCATGTTCTTTTCAATCTTTATACGGCTTAGACCTATATATGCTGTATTATAAGCATTATATTTAGCAGCTATATCATTCCTATAACGAATAACTCTAGCTCCAGTTTCTCTATCTAATGCTGGTAGATAGCCCTGTTCTAAACCGAATATATACCCATTATAAGACTGATAATCCCAATATAATCTTTCAGCACGTTCTCTGGTAACATCAATCATGGTATTAATCATGATCTTATCAAAGAACCAATGACCATCTTTTTCTAGGTCAATACGATTTAGTGCTAACATTCTTAAAATCTTGGGCACTATGTATCTTAGTTCTTTTTGATTCTTACCTTCTTTTTCTTTTTCCAAAGAAAATATTCGTTTCACCCCTGGATTATATCCCATTTAACCTTCACTTCCTTTCACCTCTTTAATTACTCATTTATATAATATATAACCATCAATATTGTTTTATAACGTATATTAATGATTTTTTAAACCTAGTTATGCCAGTAAAATTTAGTTTATCGGTTAAATCACCAAATCTTTCAGCAAAATATATTCCATGGTCATATTGTGCACCCTGAGCCATATGTGTAGTTATAGCATAACCATACTCAAATTTATGACCCTTATTATATGGTAAAGATTTCAATTTCATTCTAGTTTGATGGTCAGATATCAAATATCTATAATCACATTCAATCTTAGTGAAATAACAATCTTCCAATCTATCTGGTTTAAAGTTAATAACATAATTATCTCCATCAAATAAGGTCATATCAGGATAATTAGTGACTATACCTCTTAAACCATTTGCTAAATTGATACCATTTGATGATGTAAGCCAATCATTCTTCCTACATACTAAGATATCACCTTTTTCAGGTAATTTTCCAAATCTTTTATATACCTTTTCTCGTATAAGTTTATTAAACTTATCACGGGTTTTATTAGTTGCACATATAAAGACTTCAGCATTTTTTAAATGGTCTAATGTAAGTGCAGATTCTGGGATAACTATACAGTTATTACCATATTTTCCAAACTTAATAGGTTTTCGTTTTTTAGCTAGCTCAGCTAGTTCCAGTATACCGTTTTTTTCACCTTGTTGTCTCATAACTTTTGTTAAACGGTATATCTTACCTGAAGTTAAATATGCTGGTTTATCACATGGTGGTGGTAACTGTCCTAAATCACCTGTAGCTATTATCTTAATTCCAGCAGCTTCTATATCGCTCTTAAGTGACATAGGTACTGAACCAGCTTCATCGATTATAACCAATTTTATGCCATTAAGCCCAGATTCATTATAGGTAAATCCCATAGTCACTTTAGGTCTATTAAAAAACTCATCCATAACAGGATTGCCATTTTTATCTCTAACTACCACCTCGGTATAATGATATATCCATGAGTGTATAGTTTTAGCATTCTTTAAACCATTCACTCTCATATTAATAGCAGCCTGACCTATATATGCCATAGGAGCTACATCTTTCATATCCAATCCTAATTCTTTAATTATTTGATGTAAGATGAAAGTCTTTCCAGTACCAGGATAACCTGCATACTGGAAAATTTGACTAGATTCATCTTTCCACCAAGATTTAACAGCATTGATTACCTCAATTTGTTCATCAGTATATTCTATATCCATAAAAATACCTCTTACGATTTCTTATTTCTTTTCACCGTAGCGTTCTCTTCAATAATGTCGAATTCAGCATCCATATCTACATTCTCAAGCTGTAGTATTATATCTATTAAACCGAAGTTTCTATTCTTATAATATTTTGATTCATAAGACTCAGAATCTTCGCTATTATCAATAACTAATTCCCATGAATATAGATTTGGAATGTCTTTAAACTTACTACCCCTCTTAGTACTACATCCATACCCTATGTATGAAATATTATTCTTTTCAAGGTAGTCTTCAAATAAATATTGCAAGATATTTATATTACCTGTAAGAATATCTAACTCCATTTCATTAAGTCTAGGATTTATAGTAACAGGGTAGTTCATTAAATATCTTTTGCATATTCTATCATTTATAGTAACTGGTAACATTGTTTCTTTATCTATGACTGTACCGTCATCATCAGTCACCATTCCTAAAATAAACATTACTTGATTTGTAATTGCTGCATAAGCTTCAGCTTTTTTAAGTGTTTTCTTAGTTACTCTCATTGCACACTATCCCCCTTAAATTTTATCAGTTTTAACTTATTATTAAAAATATTATTTAGTTCTTATGGGGGTATTTTTATGGGTAGAGTGAATATGTTACCTGATATGTTTAATAGCTATAGTATAATAGGTACAGCTATTAAAGATTTTACATATGGTGGACCAGTATTATTAAAACTGGACCAAAGTGAACATAGTATATCAGGAACTAATGATGCATCCTTTTTGGCAAACGATGACACATCTGCTATACAAGCAGGTAAGTATGAATTCTCTAATACTATAACTTTGACTGCACCTAAATATATGGCTAATGAACAAAGTTGTGGTTGTAAAAAGTGTAACCCTGATTTAAGTGGTCATGCTGGTCAGCAATTTATAGTAACCAGTGTTCAGGGTAAGAATTCAGATGTTGGAAATTTATATATTACAGCTAGGCTGTAAGAAAGGTTTATATAATTATGAAAAGTTCAAATACTGTCACATTAGAAGATTTTATTGATAGTAAAGACGAAAATGAATTAACATTCCATGCTTTTGATTTATATGATGTATCAGTAGACGGTTCATATTTAATAACTAAGAACCTTTTACATGATTACATTGATGATATGGAAGAAGCTGCATATAATGTATACCTATCTATAGAAGAGCAGAATAAATACTACTATAGACCTAGGTTGTTAGCACATCTTCTATATGGTAATCCAAATCTTTATTACGTTTTACTATTATTAAACAATATGGGTGACGAAAAAGATTTTAATCGTAACCCTATAAAAGTTTTAAAACCTGTTGACTTAGTAGACTTGCTAAGTGCTATATACGGTTCAAATGCAACAATGCTTAAATATCATAAAGATAAATATGAGAATAAGGTATAGCCATACGCTATACCTTATTATCCCTCAAAAGTAACCATATCACAGTTATTAACCAATGAATTCAAATTTGTATTTGTAGCAAATGAGGTAATATTTATATTAGGCATACCATTTAAAGCTGGATTAACATTTGCAGGTTTCAAAGTTTGTTTAAATGATGGGAATGATGACCCAACATCTTGTAACAACCTTATAGAATCTACATCTTCAAATGGTAAGAATATCGTATTAGTATCTAAACCAGTACCATCTCTTGATTTAAGTAATGATATTCCCATATATTTATTACTATCAAGCTTTTCCATTGCCAAACCTATAACCACATCGGTATTATCAGACATTAACTGAGACTCACCAATTTGTCCTAGGTCTATCAGTCTAACTAATTCAATTCTACCACTATTGAAAGCTTCACCGACTTTCTTACCTGCTTCTCTATTCAAGTGTGAATTAGTTATAACTGGAATATTTCTATCAGCAGCAATTACTTTTAATTCATTTGCTATTTCACCCAATTCTATTCTTACATCGCTAAATCTAAAACTAGATTGGAGCTTTTTTATATGGTCCTGAATTACACATATAATTTCATAACCATCTCTTTCATAAGCGTCTATTATATCAAGTATTCCCATAGTATCTATAGACTTAGATGGTACATATTGCATTAACAGGTCTATGTCATTACCCTCAACAGTATCGTCTTTTAACATCATATCACTATGCTGAATCTTATCCCATACTTCGTCAAATGTATAATTAGACATATCTGACGAGTTTGTTGATATCTTAAAAAATCTATTTATAGTTTCATTAAGATTGTTTTCCATAGTTATATATAAAATTGCTGGTCTCTTAGTCGGGTCATTTGTCATATAACCTTTATTAGCAGCTTTCATCTGTAAAGCGATATTCAATAAAGTTAATGATTTACCACCACCAGTATTACCTAAAAACATATAAGTTCTAGACTTCTCGAATCCACCCTTTAAAAGTTTATTTAAACCAATCATGTTAGTTCTTAGCTTATTAGTAGAATTGGTAAGAATACTATAAGTTTGATAAAGTCTATCCTGAAATACTTCAGGACTTAATGAGAACCTATTCATAGAAGTATCGTCAGGTTGTATTTTTTTAAGAGTCTTATAAATATCTTCTATCATATTCTCAAAGCCTTCAATTGTTGATTTCTGGATATTCTCACCCTTAAGCTTAGTACCGTATTCCATAATCTCATCTGAGTAGTTAAGCATGTTTCCATATTTTAATACAAGTGCTATATTCTCATCTATCCACTCAATATCTTTATTCGATATCTCATCAAACTTCAAAGAAATTGGGGTTCCGAAGAGAAACCCACCATTGATATGGCCCTTTATCATATCAATATCAGTCAAATGCATATCCAATCTAGCCTCTAATGCTTTATTGATTACATGAATTCTAAGTAATAGTTGCTCATCATTAGCATATAAACTCATGTCTAATGCTCTAAATAATCTTTGCATATTATGTAAACCCTGTTTGGTTATCTTAGTATTTTTAGACAATGCATATCTAGCAAAGTTATTTAAAGTAGCTATGGTATATTTGCTTTTTATTTTATTATTGTTCTTAGGCTGCCTGAACTTACGCAAACTAAGGTTTCTATTACTAATATCCATTGCTCAATACCCTCCTCATAAATTATTCTTTTTAAGTAATTTAATGTTCCTAATCTACTTTTTTAGTAAATTTATCATCTCATCTGGTGGGATACTAACATCATTTACAATGGATATATACATTGACATCATCTCATATGGAGATAAAGTCTTATCTAATATAAATGAAAACTCATCTGGTATTTCATTCTTATTATTTTCTTTAACCTGTTCAATATTATTAATCACCACTTTATATCTACTATTTCGTGAATAATAATCTTTAAGTATGTTTATAGATGATAAGAGTTTGCTAGTTACATTATCAGCTTTTATTCTATATACTGACACTCCATCATCTAAAGAGTTTATGTAATCTCTGATTTCATTTGGTGGTTTATCAATTATATTATCAACCCTTATAGTTTTATAATCTATTGAATTGATTTTAATGAATTCCTTACTATAACTCTTCATACATGGAACTTGGGTAACAATAAAAAATCCTTTATCATATTCTTCGCCAAATTTCCATGTATATGGTGAACCACAATATTGGAAATTGGCTATTTCAGATGGTCGATGAATATGACCTGACATAACTAGCGTAGTGTTTATAAAGTTATTAAGGGTAAAAACTGGAGTCCTACCATTTAATCCAACTTCAGTGTTAAACGGTGCTAACTCTTTTAATGTACCATGCATTATAGTCAAATCAGTAGGTGCATTTAATATATACCTATAATCCATCTCAGTCAGGTTATATAACTCAGGTATACATCCTATATATAGATTCTTGATAAGCAATGTTTGAATAGAAGTTACTATATGTAAATCTAAACCTGGTGTATTCTTTAAATTATAAAACAACTGTAGCTGTTTATTATCATGGGATGCTGTACCCTGAAGCAATACTAAACTACAATTATAATTAATACAATAACTCGCAAGGTCGTTTATAAATAACATTGCATAATAGACTGGAATCGAACCAGCTAAAAAGTTCCTATCAAATAAATCCCCATTAATGAATATTATATTCACAGGATTTTTTATTAAATACCCTAAGAACTGTTCTTTCAATATATTATATTGATATGCTGGATTCATAGCACCAAAATGTATATCAGCTATATGAGCATGTCTGACTGGAGTTTTTGGTATTTCCTCAAATAAATTCATATATTTTCTCACCTCTTTTCCATTTACTATTATATTTATACCACTTTAATAATATATCATTGAGCAGTGTAATAGGGCTATGAAAACTCATAGCCCTATTACTAACGTTTTAAAAAGTGTGATATAAAAGTGTATATTTAAACTGTGGTATTTTTCCAATGAGTTTTAATTTTAACTGGAACTCCTCTAACTTTATAAGATTGTTCAATTCTTTGTATGATTTCACGTTTTATAGTCCTGATATCTTTATCACCTATAGGAATCATACATCTACATATGGAATTTATAGAATTGACTTCTTTATTCCATTGAATTGCGAGTTCTTCATTATTTGTAAGCTTTATACAATCAATAATGTTAAACCCACATTTATTATTCTTTGATTCAACCCTATGAAAGGATTTCGCAATAAAATACTCAAACATTTTTTTAAACACCCCTTATAATTAAAATTTATAGAATTTGCATGCTTCACCTTGGTTAGCATTTTCAATAGCTATTCCATTAGGTTGACGCACAATTCTAAATAATGCTAACTTTAAAACTCCTAGTGTACTTACATAAGCTATTATACATGTCTCATTATATACCTTGATATCATGAGCAAACATAGTTTCAGATAGTAGGAACTGATTGTCTGAATCAGTTGTATACATTAATCCGTTATTACCTTCTCTTTGTAGAAGAATCTTAATTGTAGTACCGTCACCAGTAGCAGATTCTAGTTCAGCATCGTAATTAGATGCAGATATAAAGCCATCCATATTAACAACATATGCTCTCTTAAGTATATTTGAATTATGTTTCTTTTCATTTTCATTCTCGCTATACACAGAGTCTTCCGTTATTCTAATGTCGCCATTATAATGAATATTTAAAATTTTCTTACATCTTGCATCATCTATATTAAATTCAATCAAAGCTCTATCTTTAACAAGTGGGAATAGTTTTATATTACTATAAACTTTAGTTGTATCACTTATTTGAGCTAATCTTGTAGTCTCAGAGTTTGCAAAATCATTATCATCTACTGTAAGAACCCAACCAATGATAGAATTAAGGTAATTTCCAGCAAAGACTAACTGATTTTTATTAATTCTCTGACAAACATCTATAGGGTAGTCTAAATTGTTTCTTTTTGAAACAGTCTTGATTTTCTTCTCAGTTATATCGAAACTAAACATATGTGTTTCGGTAACATTCGAATGAGAATATATTAAAATAAACTTATCTAAACCACATTCCTCAAAGTATATAGGCTTTTTAATTTGACCAGTACTCTTGATTATAGTACCTTCTAATTCACCTAAAGTAATCTTACCTCTTTCAATAGGTATTACTTTAATTATAATATTATCACCTTTAGCGAATGCTATAGCATACATACCACTAGCAACTTTGCATACTGCAAATGTATCAACTTTATCATGTAGTAAAGAATAAGTATTTGAAGTTGAATTTTCTATGTAACCATGAGATACATTGTAAGTGGCACCATATACTTTACCAGCATCTTGCCATACTGTAAATACAGTCTTTCTTTCAACCAAATCAACAAATACATTTGTCTCATCTTTCTTTAATCCAGATATAGTAGTATTTAACTTACATATTGGATTTATCTTATGACGAGATTTAGATATGGAATTATCCCAAAGATCTATATCTATTGGATTACCTCTACCTATAATTGAGTCTTGTCCTGCTTTATATTTTGTAAGGGAGCAGTCAGTTATTTTAACACCTCCTTTACCCTGTAATATAAAATTTCCTGTTGTTCCATTATATCTTAAATGATAAATGGAGTCTCTCTTTAATTCCCCTTCAATTAATTCAAATTTATCACTATTTAAAATAGGCTTATAATCTAGGTCATTAATTCTTAATTTGGCTTTGTACTTGTTAGTTTCACCAACTTTCATAACGACAGACATACCATCAACATATTCACCAAATGTACCATCAGCAAGTCTCATAGTATATAAATCAGTCTCATCTGATGTTACTTTAGTACCAAGGTCATATATATCAGATCTCACATAGTCTTTTACATTGACCTTTTCTTCAACTATAGCTTGTAGTGCTTTAAAGTCTTTATCATTAGTCTTTTCAGACAATTTTCTAAGTATAGTTGTAGCAAAGTTAGGGTCACTATCTAATGCAGCAGCAAACTGTCTAAATACAGCAAGGTCTGCTGAACCAGCCCATTCACCAAACTTTCTTTCCGTTTCTTCCTTAGTAAATACATCTTCTTTATTAGCTTTATTATCCCATCTTCTTATATCATCAGGTGATACCCAACGTCTATCATCAGTTTCAGTTATCATCGAAGCTGGATGTGTAGCTGGGTGTTCATAGTTATAAGGGTTAAGGCCTCTTAACTTCTGTCTTTCTTCAGGTGTGAACCAAACTCTTGAAGTTGATTCAAGAATTGAATTAGCCTTGATTAATATATTTGGATGTAGCTTATCAGTAGTAATTGAATGATTAGCTATATTCTGTGAATGAATAATAACCTTTTCATTTAAATTATACAATACTGAATATAGGAAAGTAAATAATACTAACTGACCCTTTCTAAGATTATACTTTCTTGGTGCTAGTATTATCTGGTCATCAGATATAATATAATCAGCTGGTGATATAATCTTATTATCAATTATCACATTCATATAGTTTGTCCTATGATCATAATTAGAATATGGATAAGGTATATTTATAACCCTCTGACCATCAACTTCTATCATCACGTATTCATATTTACTATGTAACTTTCTAAGATAATCACCGTTATCATCATTTAAGAATTCATACATATCATACCTATGGTCTGAATATATATTACCCACAGTAGTAGCTGGTGCTAAGTAGTTGCCATGTTCATCAGTAAGAATTGATGGTGTTAAATCATCTAAATGTGATATAACCTTTTGTACTTCAGCATGAGTAAATAATTCAATCCAGCCCGTAGCATTAAACGCATATACTTTCTTAGATTCGTTATCTATGTATACAGCATTATACTTTGGAGTATGGATTCTCTTTAATTCGCTATAATTTGCAATTATAACGGCATTCAAAGTGATATTCTTTCTTATCGCATCTTGGTCGATATATATGACTTCTCCCGTTATAGCATTATATTCAAAATTTTCTCTTGTAAAATTCATTGTTGCATTATTAGGCATATCGATGCTCCTTTCGTTTTTATATAATGATTTTATTATATTGTTAAAATAAGGGATAAATATGGAGTAACGATATACGTTACTCCATATAATGATATCAAAATTTATTATATAAATTTAAACTACTTATATCTCCTAGAGTACATCTTTATGAATTCTATTACTAATTCATATGTCTCGTCTCTATTTGAACCTGCTATAACCTTAGAAGCTTCAGCTGGAGCGCCTGAACCACCTATATGTATAATAGACTTATACTTATCTTTATTCTTAGCATAATTATCTACATGCATAGCTGGTACACCTATTCTTTCTTCAAGTAATTCAGCATAAGTTCTATCTGGATCACTTGCGTAAGTGATTAAGTCGTATAGTGGAGCTTCAACTTCAACTGGTTTAACTTCTACAGACGGTGTAGCTGTAGGAGCTGGTGCAGATTCTTCTGGTGCTGGTTTACAGTAGAATGCTGATACAAAACCTTCACCAATCTTATACCAAGTCTTACCATTAACCTTATGCACTTCAGATACATATATCTTGCTACCATCAGCATATGTACTTATAATCTTTGAACTTGGAGAAGCCTGTTCTCTTAAGTTCAATACATCACCAGGTGTATTAGTAATAACAGAATATCCACCCTGAGTAATCTCAACTACTGGCTTTGATATTGCTGGTACTTCAGATACAGCTGACGCATAACCACCATTTATCTCATATATATCAGAGCTCTTAGATAGGTCTATAGCCAATCTTCTAGGTTTCTTTATATCAGCTAAGAACTGAGTCCACTTTGATGAAGAACTTGTATATCCATGAGGACAGTCTTTTCTAGTAGCATCCCAATGTCTACAGACTATAGCATTAGGATATAAAAGTAGAAGTGCTTTAACTAACTCAACTGTTAAGAAATACATCCTATCTAGGTCTGAGTCTGAGTTATAGCACATTTCTATTGAAATAGAGTTGCCGTTAACACAGCCATTTAAACCAGTACCATATCCTTGGTCACCACCTACAGCGTAAGCTATAACTGATTCACCAACTATCTGAACAATACTCTTATCATCAGCAAATAAATGAGCTGATGCTCCAACATTATGATCTTGGAAATATTTTCTATGAGCTGCTGCATTAGCACCCTTGGCTGTATTAGCAGTCCAATGTACTGCTATATATTTAATACTAGACTTGTTTCTAGTACCACCAAAGTTATTCTTATTAGTTATAGGGTCGAATATAAATTTACCCCAAACAGGACCTGTAGCTGACGGTGTAGCAGCTTGAGGAACTGAATTTGAAGTAGTTGCACCAACCTCTTTGTCATACTCATATAGTTTATATTTTTCAATCAAACTTACTAAAGTAGACCCATAGTTTGATGCAGTAGCATAACCTGATGCTTGAAGTGCAACACATGCTTTCTTATAGTCGGTTTCACCTATAAATGCAGCATATCTACTTCTTACATTGGTACCAGTACTATCATAGAAATAATTACTGTGGTCTAGTATTGAAGCATCTAGTGAATCGTAAGCTCTGAAATCAGCATTTATATAATACTTATTACCATTGCCATCATATTCAGCAGTCCTCATATTTACAGTACGACCCTTCCATGTAGAATCAGCCTTGATACCAAATAAGTTATTAGATTGGGTTGTAAGTCCACTATCACCCCAACCTGATTCTAATATAGCCTGTGCTATAGATACTGAAGGAAGAACTTTTCTATCCTTCCAACCCTGCATAGCACCTGTTTTTACTCTATCAATAAAAGCTTGTTGTTCCATTTAACATCCCTCCTTTATATGGAGTTAATTATTCTTTGCGTGTTAGATTAGTCACTAACTGATGACCATATACAGCAACTGCTGCATTTAGTATACCCTGAACTATAGCATTGAATATTAGCTGTAGTATAGGAGTATTACCATCAAATGCCATGAAATATAGAGCACACATAACTATAGAAACCAGACCTAGAATAGCTGGTATATAACTATTGTCTAATCCCTTAATTAGGTCTTTAAGTATCTTTCCTAATATTGCTAAAAAAGGTATAATCACTGCTAATTCAGGATTTAATAGATTTAAAAAGTTATCCATATTAAAAATTCCCCCTTATTAAAAAATTAAAATTTTGATACCTATTAATATGTAAAGAAATAATAAGGTAGTCCCTTATTGAGACTACCTTAATTCATACTAATTTAAGTTCTTGAGTCTATCTCAGCATTTATTTTAGATAACTTAGCCATCATATCCGTTAAGAAGATTTTATCATCAACTTGTGAACAAGCTGTAGTAAGACTATTAATCCTAGCACTCATAGCATTTATCATCATCTGAACTTCAGGTGAAACACCTCCAGCATCCAATATAGATTGGACTTTATCTTTTGCTACATACCTATCATCAGATGCTTGTTTATTATAGTAATCAGATTTTAACGCATAATCGCCTGCAGGTTGGAATATACCATCTAATCCAGTTATACCTTCATCAACCGTATCTTCTACAAATTTACGTGTAGCATATTTATTGTCTAGAGAGTTGATAACATTGACTATAGGTTCTAAGGCTGCTGACATAGCAGCTTCGTCTTTGAATTTACCATCAGCTTCTGTTTTAGTGTAGTAATTAGATAATTCACTTTTACCAGCATATTCGCCTTTAGGCTGATATTCACCTTTAACTTGATATTTACCATCAGCCTCTGTTTTAGTATAGTAACTGGCTAATTCATTTTTACCAGCATATTCACCTTTAACTTGATATTTATCATCAGCTTCTGCTTTAGTATAGTAGTTGGATAACTCACTTTTACCAGCATATTCACCCTTAGGTTGGTATTTACCATCGGCTGTTTCAACATCAAGGCAACTAGTAGTGATCATATTCGTCAATTCACTCAGATTCTCTGAATAGGTAGAAGTTGATACAACTGGAAGTAAACTTTTTCCACCACTTGCATGATATGCATATACATTACCAGAATTGCTACCGTCTTCACTGTAATTAATATTTATAATAGCACCTGCTAATCCACCCCATGTGCTATCTATAGTATTCTTATCATAATAATCTCTGGTTAAATCTGCTTTTTTAACATAATCTGAATTATCAGGAATAGTGATATTTGATAATTCAGATTTTAATGCGTATTCGCCCTTAGGTTGATATTTACTATTAGCTTCAGCCTTAGTTACCATATTATCGCTTATATCATTAATAGCATATACCAAACTCTGACCATTGTATTTAGTTAATTGTGATACGTCCCCAACTGAACTAGCAGATGCTAATAAAGGTAAATCTGTAGAAGATAATAACTTTATATCCTTACGTTCTATATAGTTACCCTTAGGTTGTGATAGACTTTTTACCAAGTTTATTTGTTCTTGCATAGCACTGATTTGTGGTCTAAAATCATTTACTATGGTTTCTTTTAAATTAGGAAGGTCTTTTTTGAGTACGACTTCTCTTGGTTTATAAGACGACATTTAATCACCCCCACTTATTTTATCCAATTACAATCACCTTAAATGTATCAACACCTGGAATTTCATTTTCACCAAATTCCAGCTGGATATTATTGACATCAATTATTTTAACATCAGTAAAGACCATTTCATTTGTATCAATAGTCCATAAGTTAACCATAATTTCCTTAGTGTTTAGATTATGAGTGACGTTAATTGTGTGATTAACATTATCACCTATAACTTTTACAAACTTACTAGGTTTAGCATGTATAAGATTCTTAAGCTGTTCTCTTAAGTTATCATCATTCTTAAGTATTTCTTGAATCTCTTTTAATGTGTCATATGCTTCATCTACACCCTCACCCATTATAGAACTGAATTTACTATCTGTGTAAGTTTTAGCATTCTGTATAGCACTTTCTTTTGCAACTGCTAAATTAGAATTTGTAGCATAATCACCTTTTTCCTGCAATCCAGCTAATGCTGTTGCTTTTGCATAACTTGTAAGTTCTTCTTTAGTAGCATAGTTTCCTTTAGGTTGATATCCAGATAGAGCAGTTGTTTTAACATAAGCATCCAAATCTGATGTTTGTGCATAGTTACCTTTAGGTTGGTATGCTGCAAGTGCACTAGTCTTAGCATAACTTCCTAAATCATTCTTTGTTGCATAATCACCTTTAGGTTGATATGCAACTAATTCACTTCTATCTGCCTTATCATTTAATGCTGAGTTTGTAGCATAATCACCTTTAGGCTGGTAAGCAAGTAATTCACTCCTATCAACTTTATCAGCCAAATTTGAAGTTGTGACAACTTCAGAAGCTTTAGCATATAACCTATTAGCTTCACTTTTCTCAAGATATTTACCAGCTGCTTCAGTTTTAAGGTCTGATACTTCAGTTTTAGTAGCATAATTACCTTTTACCTGATAAATACTACTAGCTGAATCTGTAGTTAGATATCCATCTAAACTACTCCTAGTTAAATATTCTCCCTTAGGTTGGAATATTGTTCTAAGTTCTACAGTTGTTGAATAATCTACCAACTTTGACATTGGTACATAATTACCCTTAGGTTGATAATTATTCAACTCTGATACATTAGCTTTAAGACTCAAAGCTGAGTTTAAAGCATAATTTGATTTTATTCCCTGTATTATAGCACTTTGTGCTAATAATGTTTCAAGTCTTGCATCTATAACAACTTGACGTGGTTTATACATAAGTAATCACCCCTGATATTTTATTTAATTTTAACCCATTACCACTACTCTATATTGGTCGGGAGTTGGAACTTTTTCAAATAACAATTGTATTGTATTTTCACTTAATATTATAACATCACATACCACGTATTCAGGTGGTAAAGTCCTTGTCCAGACACTAAACGTTATATCCTGGGTATTTAGATTGTGATTAACGTTTATTTGTTTATTTATACCATCGCCTATGTTTTTAGTATATTTTTTGATAGTAGATACAGCTGGTGGTATAACTGTACCTCCACCAGGTTCTGTTGTACCTGTAGTAGGTGGTACAACAACCTTCTTTACATATAATCCATCAGCTACTAATTCCAATGCATTATCAGACTTCTTAGATATTTTTATTTCTGCTGCTGGTGGTATAACTGTGCCTCCACCTCCACCAGTATTAGGTATCAAATCCCTAATTTTATGGGTAAAAGGAACTCCGTGAAGAGTCCCTTTTAACACCATATAAAGTCCTGCATCATTACCTGTAGTAATCGAAATTAATTGTCCATCATAGGATGGCTCAGTAGCTACATATAAATTAGCCTCATCTAAAGTTTCAAATGTACTATCAGCCTCAATTGGACCATCATACATTCTTCGATAAGGTTTATATAAAGGAGTTAAATCATCTAAATGCATTATAACACCTCTTCCATTTTTATTTATATTATAACATCAAAAATGTCATTACTTACGAATGGTGTAACTGGTGTATATTTATACACATAATATTCTATACTTCTATAACCGTTAGCACCTTCTACTAAAGTAATTGATGGTTTGAACTGGTCTTTCAATTCAACACTACCTATTCTTGATTTAACTGATGTGATAGGACCATAAATTTTAGGATATGCTATGACAACTTGGGAGTCACCTCTGGCAACTTCTATCATAAATTCTGAATCTTTCTTAGCACCTAAAATCTTATTAGCCATACCTCTAACTTCAGAAGATTTATCAAATGGTATATTAGCCAATCCTGATGATTGATACCATACAAATCTTTCACCTATTAACTGACATACATCTTCTACTACGCCAGCTTTAATTCTACCGTTATCCTGAGCTTCACCAATATTATTATGCTTGATTTCACCATCAGTATACTTTACAACAGCCTTGTACTGTAGTAAGTCAGAATCGGTAATCATTACAGGTTCTGGAGTTGTCCATTCCTTTACAGTATACTTTGAGAAGAATATTGGGTCACCATATGAGTTATTTAATCCCTTAAGGAATAGCATTGACTCAACAGTACCACCATCTCCACTATCATACTGTATTTTAAAATTATGCTTCATATAAGTACCTGCTTCTACTCTTATTATAGTAGGAGATATCTTTATACTAGGCTTTCTATATACCACATCTATAACTCTAGTAAACATATTCTGAAGTATATCTTCTAATGAAGTTCCTCTTGGAATAATATCGCCAGCTCTATACTTACCAATATTTTGGTCTATTGATATGATATTCTTAGTAGTTCTAACTACTGAAGTTGGTACATTAGCCATTGGACCATCATATCCACCTGCTATAGTACCTAATTCAACCAACTTAGTTATGTAATCCTTAACTGCTTTAGTTGTTACAAGCATACCGTTAACCTCAGGGTTTTCGATAGCCATAGTCTCAGTTACAGGAATTCTTTCAGCTACTCTTGGTATACTTGATTCGAATTTATTATTTCTCCATACAAGTATTTCACGAGTATCTGTATTTATATAAATAGCATTATCATCACCCTGCATAGGAATTGATGAATTATCTATTATGTGGATATTACCACTATATATAACATCACCTTTGAACAACTGACCATTGCTTAAAAAGTATAAGGTATGTGGATCTTTTTCTGCAAGGTTATGATATTTTTCAGGTGTTGTTTCAATTAGCTTAAATCGCTTTGCTTGATATTCTGAATTGTTCTTCATATTTATATATCATCCCTTCCATATTATAGATCAGTATGCCATACATTATCTTCTTCTTTGTATTCGGCAATCTTATCCTCAGTACCTTCTTTATTGTAGAAGTGTTCATCGATGTATGCTTTATTGTAGAAGCTTCCATCAAGGTCATGCTTATTGTAGTAGTGCTTGTTAAGATATTCAGATGATACATTGGTAAATCCAGTATTATTGAATGTCTCAGCTCTACCAATCCACATTTCCCCACCAGTCCAAGTTTCAAATGTGTAAAGATTGTGAGAACCCTTAGCTGGCTGTGTATCCATTGAATTATCCCACTGGATTTTACCATCAAATTTCAACTCTGGACAGAATTCTTCTGAAGTTAATAGCATCCACCTAATTCTACTATATCTATCTAATGTATCTTTAGGTAATACTACAACTAAATTTTCCATAGGGTCAGTAGTGACCTGATTTCTACTACTTCTAAGGTATACCTTACCATTATAAGGTGGGTTATCAGAAGCTTCAAGTCTTTGACCGTTATCTGGATTAGATGGTCCGATTATATCCTTATGGTCTCTATCTCTTTCAATACCAGATAGGTTTGTACCTTGGAAATCATCAGCTAGTTTAACCCAACTTATCTTACCATCTTTACCCTTTATTGGGAAAGTACCAACAGGTGCTTCTCTAAATCCTTTTAACTGTACGTCATTATTACGTACATCTATAGATCTGTGGTCATATACGTTATTCTTAGAAATATAAGAAACTTCATCAGATATTGGATGAGCCTTTATACCCCTATTAATTTCCACTTTTACAGTATTCAAGAATTCAGTAAGGTTTACCCTACCAACACCTTCGATCTCAACTTCAATGTGTTCACCAGTTACAAGTTCTAGAGAATTTAAGATATTCTTAGTTACATCGAATATCACTTCTCTATCAGTAGCTGATACGACATAAATATGACCACCATTCTCATAATCTATAAGAATTTCTTTCTCAATAGCTTTATGCTTATCTTTATAGTCTAGTGCTATAACAGGTGTTCTTGCTTTATTATATGCCATTGGATTGGTCTCCTTTCTTAAAGTTTTTAGTCATTACCATTCATAGAAGGCACAATAATGTTTCCGTCAGAATCTAAGTCTAATTCTTCTGTATCATAATCATATATAAACTCATCACCCTCCGTTACATATGGCTTATTCCAGAAGTCTTTGATTATCTTATGAACGATATATTTCATTTTAATTGAATCTTCATCAAATGGTCTTTCTTCATTACTGTCAGCATCTATATTTGTATTACCAAATAAAGTATTTAGCTTTTCAGATAATTGTAATTCATCAATACTTTTAATAAATTTCTCCATAATATCATTCTTATATGTAAATAATTTATGTAAAATATCAATACTATTAATATGTTTTATAATACTGACATTGTGGATTGACTCACTATTTTGTATCTTTATAATATTCTTAGATACATTCATGATATCTTTACTATAAATCTTCCTACCATTTATATAGATTAGGTATAAATCCTTATCTAGATTATATGATAATTTAGACTTATCTATCATGATCATTCCTGAGTTTGTATCGATTTTCTTTTCTACATGTACCTCAGTTAACTTATCTGGCACATAAAAAACTTCTACAAGGTCTCCAGGTTTAAGCACTATGTTAGTATATAAACAATTCCTATGGAAAGGTCTAGTGTTCTTAACTATAGTTACTTTAAAATTATTTTTATTAATCTTCCTACCATTGATATATACCAAGTATCTATCTATATCCATACAGAATTTGAATTCATCAGATAAATCAAAGTCAGTAACTCCTTCAAGTTTAATCTTCTTATACATATATCTGAATTGTCTATTAGATACTAAAGTACAATTCTTGTCATAGTAGAAAGGATGCTTAGGAATTATTTCATAAACATTCCTACTGTCAATATACCTATATCTAAAAGGTATGATATATTGAGCCATCTTAGATACTTCAATATTGAAGTATTTATGGTCTTCATATAAGTTAGTAGAGTACATAGTGAAGTCATTTAAGTCAACATCTTCACCAATGTAATACTGGTCATCACTATCCGATTTAAGTATTATCTCTTTCACTAGATTATAAGATTTCTTGAAATACATAATTTCAAACACATCATCATCCTTTATATCCTTAGCCTCTATATAAAAAGAGAAATCCTTATCTCTATATGATATCGTATGATACTGCTTACATAAAAAACCATTTTGATGTATGATAACCTTATTATAATTCTCACCATCTTTTCTTGTAGACATTGTAATGTAATTATTTTTATCAATCAATGTCTTCATATGTCTACCACTATAAGTAGCATATCTTATATTACTTGCATCCTTATAAATAGAATTCATAAATTCTGAATTATATTCCATTATATAAGTTAATGCATTTGAATAATTTTCAGCATAAGTTTTGTTTTTATCAAAACCAAAATCAAAATCCTTATCAAACTTAAGTAAATCCTTAGTCCTATGAGGAACATGCTGTAATACATTACTAGACTTATTACCATGCTTATAGAAGAATAGTTTTATATCATACGTACGATTCTCAGGTTCTTTTGTAATATAAAAAGAATTGTAATCCATCTTATTGAATACTTCTTTCTTTATAGCATTCCTAGGCAATAAACCTTCTACAAAATATATGATATTATCACTACTGATATACTTATCTTTAGGTACAATATCTGTATCATATACTAATCCAGTCTGAATTCTAAACATATCTGTTGCAAAATCAGTCCTATTTGTTTCAGATGTAATAATTGTATAATTACCATTTACAGTAGGTACTCCAGCTTGAAGTCTACCTTCAGAATCAAATACGAATATAGGGTCTTCAAATACATTGAAGTTACTATTCTGGATAGTATTTAAATCTACATTTGGTCTATATATAATACCAGTCAATGGAAGTAGTATACATTGTATATCATCATGGTCAACCCACTTCTTAGCATCTATATTCCTTAAGTAAATATAATCATACCTATGAGTAGACCTGATTAATACATCTGACCATTTAACAAACTTACCTTGATAGAATAATAAGAATGGTCTTATTATTTTATTTGCAATAAGGTATTCCATATCTTCAATAAAGACATCATTTACATGATTATTTCTTATTGGAAGATTATTAGAAACAAAATATAATGAATTTTTAAAGAATCCACGAGTATGAGCTACAGGGTCATACTTATACATTCTCTCTACATGTAGATTGAATAATGCTGGTATAGATACTCTTTGTAAATTCTTATAATGTGTATCAGTATATGCTGAAAGCTGACTAACTCTTGAACTGATTCTTTTATCCATATATTCTACCTCCTATAGTCATCACTTCTTGTCCTATAAAATTTACCTTACCAGTAACAGACTGGATAAGATTTATATTACAAGTATATGATGATACATATAGATTAGTAAATAGTGCAAGGAATGGTGGTAACAATTCCATAGCAAATTCAGTTCCTACACCATATAATTGTATCCATTTTTCTACAAATATCGCTGTAGTCAATTTTTCCAAACCAGGAAGTTTAGCTAAAACATTGTTGATGAAAACATCTATATTTTCATAAGCTTCTTCTTCATCAGCATTTAGTACTGCTATTTCATGTTCACTTACATTAGTATCTCTCTTAGCTAGTTTTAAACTCTTCTCCATATCGAAATTCATTAGATTGCGATAGAAATAAATCTTACTGAAAAGGTCAGTCTTTTCTTTAAGCTTAGGTATAGAATTTATCTTGTAAACATAGTGAAGTATATGGTTTACTAGTCTAGCAAACGACTCACCACCATTAACTACAATCTTACTATTAGCTGTATATACAGTAGGATTTACTAAGTAAGTGTAATGTGTTGCAGCAGATACTGAATAACCTAACATAGCTGATTCGGTGTTGCTATTAAGTACATATGCATTACTCTTTAAATGTACATTAAGAAGGTGGGCATTTATTATTGCCAAATGTTGGTTTTTACCATTACCTTTTGTTATAGCAAATGCGTTAAATGCTTTAACTACTGGAAAACTCTTATTCGGTATAAAGAATGCACATCTATCTGATGCTACGAATTTATACAACCATTTTGGATAAGAATGCTTAAATGAATTTAATACATAGAAAAACTTATCGCTGTTCTTATCTAGCTCTTCAGAATGTTTTATGTAATTAAGTAACTTAGTTTCATATACATTAGATTTAAATAAGAAACATTGGCTATACATTTTTGGTTTTTTACTATCTATTGACATTGGTTTTCCCTCCTTTTTTAGTCTTTTTAACTTACCTATATGTTCGAAAATAAGAGCATATAAAAATAATCATTAAAAAAGCTCTCTTTTTAACATATGAGTAATATTTCAATTAAATTACAAGGAGGTTAAGACATGGGAAAATTAGGTTTGAATGATTTGTCAGCAGACGTAGCTATGCTCATATGTAACAAATTTAGAATAGAAAAATCTATACATAAAATTGATAAGAGTACTGTCTCTGTTCCAATAAATATAGAATTCGACCCTAAGGTCGATGAGCTTATAGTTATTAAAAATAGTATAGTATTGAGTCCTAGCCAATATCGCCTATCTGAAAATGGTGCTTATATTAGCCCTACAGAAACTAGAGCGTGGGAAGCTAGTAAAGTATACACTATTGAATTTAACTTTATCGTATTAAAATCTGTATTACCACATATAAGTGCCAGTTTATGGCGTAATTCTTATACAATAAACACGCCATCAAAGGGCGTGCCTGTTACCGTACAGGGATTTGATGGAAATACTGATAGTATATTGGTGGTAAAGAATGGTACTGTATTAGCTCATGATGAATATACGATAAAAGATGGAATATTATATCCTGGTGACGACCCAGACGCCGTTTGGGAAGCCACTAAAAAAGTACCCGTAATGTTTGACTTCATAGTCTTTAAACACTCTAATATGCAAAAGGGTGTTATAAATGGATTCCATTTAAGAGATGGTTCTGTAACTATGGCAGCATTGCATCCTGATATTCAGAATACTTTGAATCAGGTAAGTTTTATGGCTAACAAGCTAAACTTCGTACTAGATGCTATAGATAAATATGGTAACTATGAGCTTAGAACTTATCTATCTGAAAATATGGTAGACTCTCAGGAATCTGTTAAGAGAATGATAGAAGAAGCTACAGTGAAATATAATAAAGCTCTAGAACACTATAACGATATCGGAAATAAGATTGATGTTAAACATAAAGAAGTGTTGAAGAAGCTTGATATGCTAGGTATGTTAAAAGATTTATCCAATACAGCAAACTTTGATGACAAGACTGAGCTTAGAACTAAGCTTGAAGCTTTAGACTTGTTAAAGAAGGAAAAAGACATGGATTACTGGAGAATGAGTGCAGATCGCACAAAGATAATTCAGACAAGAAGAGATGGCTTAGGCTATCATAATTATAATGCCACTACTGGCGAATATATAAATAGTACAACATAGGAGGGATAAAACATGATTAAAGTTATTAAGACTAATGCAGCAATGCTAAAAGAGTTTCCAATACTAAAAGACACCCTTCTATATACTATAGATACTAAAGAAACATATTTTGACTTGAATAATACTGAAAGAATGCAGATAAAGACTGGTATTCAATATAGAGATGAAAATCAGATATTTGCTGCTATAAATCCAAGTCCTAATAAAATCTTTATATCTAAAAAGACGAATAAGATTTATAGAAGAAGTGATAAGAGATTTGAAGAAATAACTAATAGATCTCAATTAGTAGATTTGTTAATATCTGTAAAGGAAATGAAGCCTGTAGTTCTTACAGAGATGGGTACTAATATAGCACCTAGAACACTAATGTCCCAGGTATTTGGTGAAGATGGTAGAACTCTTGAAGAAATAATTAAGGCTAGAGGTTTAGACAGATATACATTTATATTTAGAAAATACGTTACATTAGAAGCTGAACAAGACCATCAAAAGGTTTTTGATATCCCGTTTCCTATAGAAGGTTATGATATAAAGAAATTTCCTATAGATGTGATTTTCGGTAATAATGAATGGGTAACTCCAGATAACTTTGCTATATCAAAAGAGCAAATGGTATTTGGTGATGTGTTTGCTGCTAGAATATTAAAGGGTAACTTAATTACTCTTATATTCTACTATACTGAAAGTATACCTTTTGGTGAGCATATAAATGCACATACTATAAATGGCAGATATGTAGTTTTCTCTGAAGAAGAGCCTATGGAAGCTAAACCTGGTGATATATGGTTTAACTTAACTGAAAAACTTGGATTAGAGAAAACAGCTACTGGTTGGAAAGATATACTAAACCCTGAAGACATAGATGTTATTACATCAAACATAAGAGTAGCTTCAGGTGTTATGGAAGTTCCTATCAATTTAGATTTTAATAAAGAAAAAGATGCTATCGAAGTTTATAGAAATGGTGTATACTATGCTGAAAAATTAGATTATACTGTATCAGAAGATAGTAGGACAATAACGTTGTTAGAGCCTGATATATTTGTCATTCCTAATGAAATGCACGAATATGTATTCAAGGTGACTAAGAACGCAATTCCAAGGAAGATTAAGTCTATTGAGATTGAAACTCCTTAGTAAAACTAGTTATTTTAAAATCTATAACCGTTTTCGAAGGAGAGTGATATAAAATGGGTATGCATATACCAGATAAAAATCAACTGATATCTCTAGTGATTGCCTATGGATTATCGTCGATGTTTGTCTTGTTTGGAGCTTTTACATACGAGCTTTATGTCAAACGTAAAGGGTTCAACTATAGGATTGCTATAGATAGACTAGTTATGTCTACTTTAGTAGGTTCTATGGCTGCGTTGTTTATGATTGGTGAATTGGGTGACAGATTGTCATTTGCTCAATCACTCGCCTTATCGTACGTGACAGGACTGCTTGGATTCCAAATCTTAATAAAAATATCAAAACTTGAGTTCTGGGAAGGAATTATTGATAGATTTTTTAATAAAAGATAAAAAGTATGGTAGTAGGTTTAAACCTACTACCATATTAATCCCTTTTATGTTTATTCATCCTATCATCTTTACCATTAGTCATTTGTAATAATCTAGTATTTACAAATTCTTTATTTAAGTAACATACAACACCAACTCTACTAGCATACTTAGGTCTTTTAATTCTACCTATTAAAGTATTCCAATTCATTTCTAACTCTATTGGTCTACCAACACTATAAACTTTAAATTCTAAATAAGCTTTAGGGTTGATATAAGTTGGCTTAACCTTCTTATGTACAAATTCTACATCTGAATCTTTTATTAATTCATTTAAATCCAAATAAGCATATTCATCCGTATGATGTCTATCTTCTTCATATAACTCTAATTCCTGTTTCATCCTGATTTCATATTCAGGTGAACCACGTCTTAAACCTTCACTCCTTAATTTATAATCTATCTCATCTTTAGAATCAAATATATCCCAATCAGCTTTTATGAATACCTTCCAACCATTCTTATTTATATCAGGTATATCTGGTATTACTATATCATGTAATGCTATATACACATATTTATTATCATACTCATCAGATTTAAATATTTCATCATGGTCATCTTCTGAATAATATACAAATAGTTTAGGCGTAGAGAATGTGAGATTGACTGGTATTTCTATAGTGAAGTTATCACTAGTCATATTTATTCTTTCACCATCATCTATAGTCATATTTTCTAAACAAGATATGTGCATAGTGATATCCATTACTCTAGCAAAATATTCCATATGCTGATTAATTGACCTAATCTTATATGTAAATGGGAAAAATGAATACTGGTTTAAGTAGCTTATAAAATTATGTATAT